AGTCAACGCCTGCACTAAGTATTCCTCCTAGTCCAACGTTTCCTCCTCCAGCTAGTGTAATAGGACTTGGTGTAGTATCGTAATGAGCTGAATCACCAAATCCTTTTGGATCTCCGTTTGCGCCAGCTGTCACAGGTCCTCTATCATACCACACCGCTTCATATTTTACTGTGATAGTATTTTGCATTGTACCTGAACCGTCTGCATAATCACCGCTGTCATGTCCCCAACTTTCAATAATTGGATTAACAAGTGTATAAGTTATATACTCATGTCTACTCATTTGACTTAATTGAATATTTGTAAAAAAAGGATCAGTGCTATCATTATCTAAACCGTATCTAAAACTGTTTAGTTCAGGTCCTGCATAGGTGTTATCACCGGGTGTTTGTCCTGATTGCCCTGGCGGGCCACCTGTCGGTGTAAAAGATTTTTTGTAAGCCTGAGGAAAAGTCCCGTATTTTCCATCTCTGTAATAATATCTATAGTAGGCTTCTAACATTGCAGTTGTAATACCTAAATTATCATCATGAAATGTAATATTGACAGGTTCATAATTTATACTTGTTTGTACATGTTTGACTCTATTATATTTTTTTCTAGTATCTATTACAGCTGAATATTTAGGCATATCAGCACTTTTGACTAGTAAGCCTGCTTCTAATTTATGACGTTGCTCAAATTTTGGGAATGATTTTAATGCAGCAGGTCCAAATGTAAATGCTGTATGAAAAAGAAATTTTGCTTTTGGTGCTAGTCTAAAACTATCATCTACAAAGGTTCTACTTGCGTGTCTAAAATCTGCAAGATTGCCTTTTGGGTTTAGAGCGCCTGATGCTAAGTTATCTAAAAATCCATTAAAGTTTGCCACATTAATCTCCTATACAATATTTATCTATCTTAATTAAGTGGGTATATAAAGAGAAAGGGGTGTAATTAATTACACCCCTATAGATTAGGAAATAAAGTTTAATTATGCGCCAGCGCCAGTTACAAGAGTGTTAACTGTTCTACCAATAGCTGTACCAATTCCTGTACCTTGTGGAGTTTGTACTGCATTATCGTAGCGAATATTTAAAGTTACTGTTACAGGTTCTGTACCTGCTGAGTATGCTAACTGATTGTAGTTTGCTGCTTCTACATAACAACCATATAACTCAAAAGTTTCTAGTACAGTTGGTGTATTGGCACCATTACCACCGTCTAGTATTTCGATTCTAGTTGCAAATTTGTAATCTAATCCAGAAGCCGCACTTGACTGCTCGTAGAAATCAAATTGTTTCTGTAGCTGTTCACCAACAAGTTTTTGTACATTGTTGTTAACATCTTCACGTAAGTTAATTGTAATTGGCTCCCAAGTATGTTTACCTGCTAGATATACTCTTGAGTTGTAAATATCAATCGTCATTTGATCAAAACTTACATTTGGTCTACTTACGTCTACAACCTGTTTTGTTAATTCTGTTGTCGGTGTTGATACGCCAAAATTCTCCAAACTCACCCTAAAGCGATATTGTAGTTTTGGCATTAACAGACCTTGGTTGCTTGCGGAATCTCCACTTGCTAAAGGTACTGTCATTTTTGATAGTGTTGAAATTGCCATTATATTGCTCCTAATCTAATATTATTTATCATAATTACAGTCCTGCTATTTCTCCAGTATTTTTAAGTCTTAGTGGAATGTAAATAAATTCTACAGCCTTAACAGGTTCTACAGCAATATCTAAATATAGCTCGTTCCTGTCAATTCTTGCAGGAGTGTTATTTGATTCATCACAAACAACTAGGAAATCGTATAACGCTCTTTGTCCAACTAATTCAAGTAGTAAGCTCTCAGCTGCCTGCTTGATTTCATCACGTGTAATCTTATCGTTTGGTTCAAACAAGTAAGGCTTAGCAAGCACATTAAGTTGACTTCTTAAGTAAATTACAAGTCTAGCAACATTAATTCTATCTAAAGAACTAGCTGTAAGTTGTCTTGTTTTCTGTCCAAAGTTAACTAATCCTGCGCCTGTAATAAATGTAATTGGGTTTACATTGTTTGCATAAAGCGTGTCTCTTAAACCTTCATTAAGTGCTACAGATTTAAATTCGCCTTCGCTTGTAATAAAACCTGTTGAACTTGCGTTAGTTATACCACCACGTCTTGTTCCTGCTGGAGCAAACCATGGAAATGAAACTTGATCACTTAATGCAATAGTTCTCATCATCATATGACTTGGTGGAACAACTACGTTGTTTCCAAAGTTGTCACTTGTAAATCCACTTGGATAAAATACTGCCAAATATGGATCAGTTGTAACAAGTCCTTTGTCATTATCTTCTAATGCGTTGTCTTGGTTAGTAGCCCAGTTGTTAATTTTAGTAGCATTTGGCTCTAATCTATAAGGTGAATCACCAACTACAAAAGCAGTTAAGCCTCTGTCATAGTTTAGTGATTTCATTTCACCAATTAGTTCTGGATAACCAGGACATGCCATCATGTTAAAGATTCTTGATTCATCATCTCTAATATCTTCATTGCTGTTAACTAGAGCTTGAAGAGCTTGCACAATAACTTTACGTTGTGCTTTACGTCCAAAGCTACCTGAACCATCTGCTTGGTTGCCTGACTCAGTTACCCAACGGTCTGCTTTGTAAGCAGCCATGCTTTGATCATTGTATCTTGGGTTATCTTCAGCTGTGCTAATATAGTTTCTTCTATATTTTTTTACATTGAAGCCACTTCTACGTAGATTGAACAACAACATTCCTTTAGGATATAGTGCAGGATCTGGAGCATCTGGATCTACATAATCACTTGCTAGTAAATCTGCAATGTCTCCTGCTTTATCACTGTTTGCACCAGCTGTATTGTATCTAGCATCTGCAAATAAAATGCCTTCTTCAGTTGTTTGATCACCTGTATCAACAGCAAACCATCTATTTTCTACTGGTAAGTCTGTTCTTGCAGCATTAAACTTGTAAAGTTTTGGATAATTTTCTAAGTCTGATGTGTCAATCCACAAGTCGCCTGTAACTAGTGCAGTTGCATCACTTTGTGTTGTAGGTGCTGTTGCACTTACGATTGGTCCTTCTGGATCTGTAGTCTTTGTTGAGTCTGCATCGTAAAATGGACTTGCAGTAGAGCTTTCTCCACTTGATCCGTCATACAAGTAACCAACAAACTCACTACCGTTGTGTACCATAATGTCAACTTCATCAACAGTTGAATCATACCATAGTGTACCTTCGGCTGTTGTTGCTGTCACTTCATTATCGCTTGCAGTGTAAGTTAAAACCCTCCATAAACTTGCTTGAAGTTGTAAAGGATTAGTTGTTCCACTTGTTCCTTGCACATATGAAACACCAGGTGTTCCACTGTTAGCATCAACAAATGGAGTAATACCTGCTTCTGTAAGCACACCGTTTGTGTCAACAAATTTAATTTCTCCGCCTAAAGCATGAGTAATTGTTACTTTATTTTGTGCGTTTACTGTAGCACTTACATTTTCAATATTTGCATTGTTAATTGCACCTGCTAGTACAGTAGCATCTGCTACAGCACCTGTGTAAGTTCCTGATACTGTAACTGGTGTATTAAATGCTAATTGTGCATTGTCTGTTGAAGCAACAGTAAATGTTGATGTACCAGCACTTATGCTTCCTGCAATAATTTTTGAACTTGTAATTGTTGTAGGAGCAATGCCTGTTCTACGGTAAATTTTGAAAGTAGCTAGAGGTTTTGTATCTCCTGCCACATTGCTCAACACATATAAATCACCTGCTAGTAAGTTTGCTCCGCCGCCGGACTTGTCCATGTTAAATATAGCTTCATTGTTTGAAGCATATATGCTAGGTGAAGAGCTTTCCCAAAGCTGTGTAGTATTATTCCATTTTTTCACTACATATTTTGCACCCAAGTTAGGTGTTGTAGTTTTAATCCACACACTACCTGTTGGTCTTGAATATGTATCACTAATTTTATATTCTGGAATATTAGTATGTTTTGCAATGGTTAACGCTGGAGGATAATATGTTCCAGCAGTAATACCTAATTGTCCAAGTAATGTTGCATCACCACCAATTAAGATGTCGCCACCTAGTGTTGAATCGTTTGAAGCACTACCTGTACCGTCGCTGTAAATTTCTAATTTACTGTCAACTGCTTCTGCAGTCACTCCGGTAATTGCAAGTCCATTAATTGTACTAGCTACATCTGATACTGTATCTGCACCATCAACTGCAACTGATGTACCATTAATAGTAATGTTAGCTGTGCTTAATGTTGGATTAGAAGCTGTGCCTTTGATTGTTGGCCAGCTTTTTGCCCACGGATCACTTCCTACTAGTACCCAGTTTCCTGAAGTGTTTCTGTAGAATATTCTATTTAAAGTTGTTGTAGCAATAACAGCATAGTCGCCTACAGCTCCAACAGTATCGGCAGGAATAAAACCGCTGTAGCCATTGACTCCTAATGAGCCTGTGTTGCTTGTTTGTGTTTCGTCTGTAATAACAATTGGCACTTTGTTAGAAAATACTTGACCTTTGTCAACAACACTGTCTCCGTTCCATTGCTGGATGCCCCAAAGTGTGTTTTTTGTGTCAAACCAATAAGTTCCGTCTTGTGGATTTGCAGCCGGTGCTGTTACAGAAGCTTCAAGTTGCCCTAAGTCTATATCTGCTCTTACAACATAAGCTCTGTTTGCTATACCCAAATATGAGTATGCAGCTTGTAATCCATATTCGTTTAATTCACTTCCATGAATTGGATTATTGTTTGTATCTGTTTTGAAGAGTGGATCTCCAAAAGTGTCAACTAAATCTCTTTGTGATGTTAATAAGTACGGTGTTCCAGCTGTTGCTGCTGTAGTTCCTGGTGCTGTACCAGTTCCTGCACCGTTTGTTTTATTTGATGCCGAAGCAACAAAAATCATTGGTAGGGTACCTGGTTCAGCCGGTGTATAAAAACTTTCGTCTACAACGCTTACCTGTACGCCTGGTGATACTAATGCCATTTTAAATCTCCTGCCATGTTAATATTCTCCGTATGGGACATAATCATTCTACTAGTATTTAGCAAAATAATCTTAAAATAGACTATCAAATGTTGTAAAAAAGGGGTGATAAAGGTGAGCTAAATACACTATGAGACCATTATGTAAATGTGGACAGCATCCTGCCGCTATAAATTATAGAAAAGGTAAAAAAATATACTATAGAAAGTTATGCGAAAGATGTTTGCGTCATGGACTTAATCATGGTATACCAAAATGGAAACAGGTAGGATATGAAAAGAAATCTCAATGTGAAAAATGCGGATACAAAAGCAAGCACTTTGAACAATTTAATGTATTCCACATTGACGGCAATCTTAATAATTGTCACTATTCTAATTTAAAAACTATTTGTGCAAACTGCCAAAGAACTTTACATAAAGAAGGATCTAGATGGAAGCAAGGTGATCTCTCACCAGACTTTTAAGATCTTCAAGCGTACTATCATTAGCTAATACATAATCCATTTGTACATTTGCCCAGGCCCATTCAGACTTATGTACATCTGCAGGTTCTTGCCCTAAATCCTTATAAAGTCTAAACCATAAAGGATCTGGTCCTCTACGCACTTGACAGATTTTACCACCTAATGATCTAATCATTTTTGCTTCATTTTCAAATCGTACATCAGGGATAACATAATTTTGTTCTGGATTTTTTTGTAATTCTTGCTTTACAAGGCTTACCCATATACCATCATAAAATCCGTTACGCATACAATCTGTACCAAACAGTTGTAACACTAAACGAGGTGTAATTTCATTGCCTGTTTCTTGAGTCCAAAATTCGTCTTTTTGTTCACGCCATTTTCTAGATTCGGCATTGTCGCCTTCTAACATCTGCCTATCCCAGCCAAATACAGAAGCAACACCGTCTTTCAGTTTATCTGCAAAAGACAGTTTAATATAATTATGTTCTTGTACTAGAATATCAGCTACAGAGCCTTTACCTGATCCGATCAGTCCACAAATACCAATAATCATATGAATATCCTTTAGTTATCATATTATTATATACAATTATGTTTGATTTGTCAAGTGGATTTTAGCCTATGGTGAAGCCGTATCCCATACCGCCCGGTACTGCTGTTGAAACTTCTTGTTCTAATTTTTCCATTTCTTGTGCGGCTTCGTTTTTGAGAGTGTCACCATTTAATTGACCGCCACCTTGTGGTCCTGCAATAGTAGCAAATTTGCTTCTGGCCTCTCCTAGCATATATTTACATGTTGCTACAGTGTAATCTTTAATCCACTGTACAGCCAAATAATCATCTAAAAGTTGTTCGTCTGGTCTATAATTATAGCAAAAAAGTAAAAGTGTTTCTTCTGCTCTAGGACGTTGTAACAATGTTAATTTCTTTGTAGTCCTATTCCATTTAAATTCTATAAATGATCCAAACATTCTACCTACTAATTCTTGATATTGAGAAAAGTAATCATATGTAGCAAGTCCTCCTAAATTACTAGAACTAAGCAAATAAGTATTAGTGTATGCTAAGTTAAATGGTTCAAAAAGTGTACCACCGTCGCCTCCACCTGTACGTGATCCTATGCTTCTTCTAAATAATCTTCTTACTTCTATTACTTCGCTAGGCAATGTATAAGCATTTTGATCCACTACAGTGGGCATAAACATATAAGATTCTTCAACAGAATTATCAGAACGTTGTCTAAATCTAGTAAGAGCTTTTGTTAATGCTGTTTCATAATGAACTGGATCTAGTTCAACGTCGACCATTCCACCGCCTAACATAGCGTTTACATAGTCAAATACTTCTTGTTTCTTTGTAGATAATGTTGCCATATGTAGTTTCTCCAATAGTATTTATCGTAAGATAAATATGTTTATGCCAAGACTATCATTATACAAACCTGAAAAAGGCAAAGATTTCGAATTTATAGACAACAGGATCTATGAGATGTTTACTGTTGGTGGTACTGATGTAAATGTACACAAGTATCTAGGACCAAAAGAAATAGAGACAGCTCAAGCTACAGCAGATGTTCCAAAATACGATGTCATTGCAGAAACTAATATACAAGATCTACTGTTTTTAGAAAATAGAGACAGAAAATATGATCCTGATATTTACACTTTACGTGGAATCTATAACGTTCAAGATATAGATTTTAACTTATCTCAATTTGGATTGTTTTTAAGCAATGACACTTTGTTTATGACAATGCACATAAATTCAACTGTAAAAACTTTAGGTAGAAAAATTATGTCAGGAGATGTAATTGAATTACCACACTTACGTGATGAATATGCTCTAAATGATTTTGAAACTGCTATGAAAAGGTTTTACGTAGTTGAAGAAGTAAGCAGAGCTTCAGAAGGTTACAGTCCAACATGGTATCCTCATTTGTACAGAGTGAAACTGAAACAGATTATGGACAGTCAAGAATACAAAGATATTTTTGATAAACCAGCTGATGAAGAAGCTCCAGGAGGAGATACACTCAGAGATCTTTTATCTAACTACAATAAACAAGTTGAAATAAATGATGCTGTAGTAAAACAAGCCGAATCAGATGCTGCTAAAAGCGGATATGACACTACGAATTTATTTACTTTAGAAGTAGATGAAACTGGCAAGGTTGATATTGTAACTACAGATACAGCTGATCTTGATGCTAGTACACAAAATGAGCTTGCAGACAGAGTCATGCAAACTCCAAAAAGAGAAGGCTATGATGGTTATCTTTTAGGAGACGGTATTGCACCTAACGGAGAAGCGTTTGGACATGGAATTAGTTTTCCAACAGCTCAAGTAGAAGGTGATTATTTTTTAAGGACGGATATGTTACCTAATAGATTATTTAGATATGATGGCAGACGTTGGGTCAAAATAGAGGATTCAGTAAGAATGGATATGACTCAAACAAATACTAGATCGACACAGAAAAGTAGCTTTGTTAATAACACCAAGACAGATAATATTGGTGGTGAAGTTGTACAAGAAAGACAAAGTCTATCTAAAGCACTTAAACCTAAGGCAGACAACTAATGCAACACTTTTATGATGGACAGATTAGAAGATATATTACACAAATTGTAAGACTGTTAAGTAATTTTTCTTATAAAGATAGTCAAGGTAATTTAGTACAAATTCCTGTGTTATACGGTGATATGACACGACAAGTAGCGTCAATTATTAACGACAATTCGGAAAATAAAGTTCCTAGTGCACCTAGAATGGCTGTATATATTACTGCATTAGAATTAGATGGTGCAAGATTAGCAGATAGTAGTTATGTGAGTAAACTTAATATTAGAGAACGTGCATATGATGAAGAGGGCAAAGAATATCTAAACACACAAGGAAAAAATTACACTGTAGAAAGACTTATGCCTACACCATATAATCTAAGTGTAAATGTAGATGTATGGAGTACAAATACAGATCAAAAATTACAAATACTTGAACAGATTTTAATGTTGTTTAATCCTAGTTTAGAAATACAAACTACTGATAATTATGTTGATTGGACCAGTCTTAGTGTGGTAAACTTGACAAGTACTACTTTTAGTAGTAGATCTATTCCTATGGGTACTGAAACTGAGATTGATGTTGCAACACTAGGATTTACAACACCAATATATATTTCTCCACCAACAAAAGTTAAGAGATTAGGAGTTGTTACAAATATTGTTACAAGCATATTTGATGAAAGCAAAGGTACTATTAACTTAGAATTATCTAATCCACAACTACTACAATTTGCAGATACAAGTAAACCACAAGCAACAGGAAAAGCAAAAGTTAGTATAGATGATGACGGTAATGTAGCTACAGAATTTGATACAATGACGTCAGGTAAAACCGGCACTTCTATCTTTACAAATACAACTTATCATAATTATGATTTATTAGTGTTAGGCAACACAATAAAATTAATAGATAATGGTATAGCTGGAAAACGTAGCTGGCCGGAATATCTCAAAGCTCACGGAGGAGATGGAATATTTCAATCAGGTATTACTGAAGTACGCTTAGATAGATCTGATTTAGATAATGAAATAGTTGGTTACTTAGCTCTTACTACACTAGATGATTATACAATGACTGTAAATT